TGAAGTTGCTTATGATAGTAATTATTGGGTTGCATTTGATGATTTAGCATTTACTGTTCCATTATATTCTCCATTTGGTTTGCAAACACAAACTGGTACTCGAATCCCAATAGGTAACTTAACTTATAATATTGGTGATATAGCCCAAAAAATGGAACCTTTAAACATTGCTGGGTATCAAATTACTAAAAATACTTGTTTTGATTGCCCTTATTCTGAGCGTTTATTTGCTACTTATAGTAAGTATACTTACAAACCAAGGCAAAACTTTTATTTAGATAATAGAATGAAAGGAGATACCTTATCTGTTTATGTTAAAGCGACATTCAATACAGATAAAGGTTGGAGTGAAGTAAGAGAACATGAACTTAAAATAATTGTGGACTAATGAATATAAGAACATTAATTATAGGAATAGGATTATTTTTTGTTGCCCAAGGATTATCTTGGTTTCAAACAAATGGACAATTTCTAAACGTGTGGATTAAAAATAACCCATTTTGGGTCGCGTTAGTATTTGGAGCACCTGTTGGAATGGCATATATATACGGAACTACATATATAGTTGAGGCATTTGAGGGTCAATTATGGCCATCTAGATTAATTGGGTTTGCTACTGGTATATTTGCATTTACTATTCTTTCATATATTTTTATGGGTGAAGGGATTAATTTAAAAACTGGAGTGATTTTATCATTAGCAACCGTTATAGTAGTATTACAAATTTTTTGGAAATAAATTATGGAAAGAATAACAGAACAAAAAGCAAAACAATTTATATCATTGAAAGATGATTATACAGGTCAAGGTATTGAAGCCGCTACCTATTTTACAATTACCCCTTCAGCTACTAAAGGTGAAGGTTGGGAAGATGTAACATATTACACTGCTAGAAAGAAAAATATCTATTCAAATAAAGGAGAAGGTACTCAATGGGTTTATGTTTTATCAAACCCCACCACTCCTGGTTTGTTAAAAATTGGGTATACAACTCAAACACCGGATGAAAGAGCAAAACAAATATCAAATGCTACCGGGGTTGCATTACCTTATAAAGTAGAATGGGCATTTAAATGTTTTGATGGTGAACAGCTTGAAGGTGAAGTTCATCGTAAATTAAGAGAATATCGTGTAAATAACCAACGAGAGTTTTTTCAAACAGACTTGGAGAGTGCCAAAGAGGTTATTAAATTATTGGGTAAAAATTATATATAAGTTATGAGAGAATATACAGAACAAGAAAGAATTGATGATGAAAAATCAGAGTTACTACAAGACTTAATAGCTACTGAGAGGGTAATAGAAGATTTATGGAAATACCATAAAAATAACCCTAAACGAATTGTTTTAGAGGATGAATATTCTAAATTAGAGAAAATGAAATCCGATATTGAAAAAGAATTAGAAAAATTATCTTAAAATATTTATAATAGCAATGATAGGGTTTGATTCAAAATTATATGAAGAATTAGGGATAAAAGCTGCTAATGAGGGTTTCTTTTTAGAGTGGAGAGCCTTATCTTCTTCAATTAAAGATGCAGAAGAATTACTATTATGTGAAGCAGGTTATAAAGCATATCAACAATTAAAACTACAAGGTAGTGCCTAACGTAAATAAAATTTTTGGGTTATTTTCTGGGGATGGAGGTGATGGAGAGAATTCACAACCTAAGGAAATTCATGTAGATTTTATGAATACCCCGGATGCTAAAATTGGGATGTTTGTAAAATTAATTCATAACAACATTGTGTTTAATAAAAAACTAAAAGAATTCTTCAAAAAAGCACAACAGGATTATGATGAATTAGAAACTAAAAAAAGTTCAGAACATACAATTTTTAATAGAGCTTGGTATTATATTAAAGATATTGATATCGATATTGAATCCCACCTTTATGCTGTTGTAAAACAAGATACTAAATTTTTGTTAGATTCACTAGAATTAGCAATTAATTATTTTGAAAATACCGAAGAATATGAAAGATGTGCTCATCTTCATAAAATTTACTTAATTACAAAAGAAATTTAAAAAATAGCGTGCCATTACGATTTATCCCTCGTACATTCATATCACGGGCTTTGATAAAAGGGATAGGAAACAAAGGTTATAACCCGGGGGATAGAAATTTAAATAAAATGTTATGAGAAATAGAAATTTAATTAATCGAAAACTAGATAATTTAGAGGCTACTCTAAAAACACTTAATAGTATTGTAAATACACAATCACCTATTGAATCTTATAGAGCTAATATTGTTAAGGCCGAGGGGATTGTAGATGAATTACGATCAATGGTAGAAGCAGAACCTATGGCATCTAACGAACTTAATAAGTATTAATGAGGAATGTTGATGATATGAGAAATAAATGGAACCGAAGAATGAGTGGTTCTATTTTATCACCTAACCCAACGGGTGTTTTAGTCGATATGGCAATACGAACAATAAAATATTATAAAATAAAACAAAACAGAAAAAGGTTATGAGTTTAACAGCAGAACAAATACAAGATAATTGGATTGAATTTAATANTAATATTGAAACATATATCACTGGGGATCGTAAACAACATTTACTTGATTTCTATAAAAAATATGAAGACCGTATTATTTTAATGCCTGCTGCTCATAAAAAAGAGTACCATAGTGCATTTCCTGGAGGGTATGTTGATCATGTTAATCGTGTGGTTAAAGCAGCCTTATCTATGAATAAAGTTTGGGCTGAATTTGGTTGTGATATGAGTACATTTACAACGGAAGAATTGGTATTTTCGGCTATTAATCATGATTTAGGTAAAATGGGNGACGAGAATAATGCCTCATATATCCCCCAGACNGATCAATGGAGAAAAGATAAATTAGGTGANGATTATATGTTTAATAAACAAGTTGCCTTTGCTTCTGTCCCTGATCGTGGACTATTCTTACTCCAGCAACATGATATAAAGTATACATTTAATGAAATGTTAGCAATCCAGACTCATGATGGATTATATGATGCAGCAAATGAAAAATATCTTAAAGCATTTATGCCCGAAGCTAAACCACGTACTTCTCTACCATTTATTCTACACCAGGCAGATATGATGGCCGCTCGTATAGAATTTGAAATTGAATGGTTGCCTAAATTTAAGGGAGAAAATAACTTGGCTCCCCAAAAGAACAATTTTACATTGTCGTCTAAATTAAAATCTAATGTAAAGTCTAAAGCCCTAAACACAGTTAAAAGTGAAGGTCTTAAGAGTATGTTAGATAGCTTATAATGACATTAGAAATAATAATATACATACTTGGTGCAGTGGTCGTAGTCTTAGGATATACGACCATAAACCTTTTAATCAAAAACGAGAAAGCAGAAGACATAATTGTATCACAACAAAAGTTTATTGAAAAGTTTCAAACATCAATTGAAGAATCAGATAAGAAACTTCAAGAATTAGACACTAGAGGTAGTTTTAGTTCAGATGATGAAATTGGTTGGTTTTTTAATGAAATAAAACAGTTGCAAAATGCACTATCTCGATTTAAAGCCAGTTAAAAACACATGGAACCAATCAAGAAAAAAAGAAGACCTAAGAGTAAAAACTATTTTACTCATGATACCGAATTAGCTATAGTACGTTATAATAATGAGCCAGATTCCGAGGTTCGTAGTATGATATATCAACAAGAGATTCACTATCCCTTTTTCAAACTCACACAAAATATTATACATACTTTTAAATTCTACCATACTGAGGTAGAAAACTTGGAGCATCTCCAACATGAAATTATAACATTTTTGTTATCTAAAATGCATTTATTTGATCCTACTCGAGGAGCGAAGGCATATTCATACTTTGGTACTATAGTTAAACGGTGGCTTATATTATATAACACTAAAAATTATAGTAAAAAAATACAAAAAACTGATGTATCTGAGCTTTATAAAGAAGGATCAACCCACACTTATAGTATGGGAGATGATGCCGTTAAAAGTGATTTAGATAAATATATAGATTTTTTTGTAAATTATACCACAGAAAATATTTATGAATTATTTCCTAAGAAAAATGATGCTCAAATAGCAGATGCTATTCTTGAATTATTTCGTAAGAGAGAAGATTTAGATGTTTTTAATAAAAA